GCATAGGATACACTTGTGTCAGCCATTTCTTGGGAAAAATACAGAAAATATACCGTTGCAAAATTGCAACAAGCCACTGTTGAATGGGAACCTTACTGGCATGTGGTTATTGAGGATACACTAGATCCAGAGCTGTATGAACTGTGTATGCAATACTGGCCCAATATGGCTACTGAAATGAGCCGTACCAACCCAGAAGGATTTAACCAAAACCGTGCAATCTACATACCTGAAAGTGGCAGTATAGACTTTTGGAAAGAGTACTACCATAACATTATGCAACACACAGACGTACAACAGGCAGTATATAGTTTAGATGGGCTTGAATATAAAGGTGATCGCTGGACTACCAGTAGCCTTTGGGAAGACTATAGGGGCTATGGTGTAAACAATCATTATGATGGACACACTATTAACACTGCTTGGCAGATCTATATGTTCTGTGACGGTGGAGAACAGTGGGGGACTAGCGTCACTGATGAACAAGATAACGAGATAAAAAGGTTTCCGTTCCGTCCTAACTTTAGTTGGTTAATGCGTGTGGATGCTTACAGTTGGCATCGCTGTGATCCTATACCCTGCAACTTGCGTCAGAGTATTATGACACGCTACATGTACAAACTTTTATAAACTGTTTTAAGAGCAGATTGTGCTTGCTGATTAGTTTGTACACATTGATTTATCCATAAATTTTTCCAATTTGGAACACCCTTGTAAAGACTGTAATGATATTGTTCAGGGCTAGTCAACACAGTCACATGCCAGTTCGATATATTTTGGCTATCGATCCAATTAGCAATATTTGGCACATCGTCTATGTTATCTTTTTGTAAAACAGTATTAACCATAAAATTAGGATCTAGTTTATTCCTAAGTTTTATTATATTATCTTGTATTGTTTTCCAATTACAGCCTGTACGTATTTGTTCTATTACAGGCCCTATGCCATCTATACTTAAGACAAAGCAAACATTTGAAAATCTAGCTAGTGCTTCTATCATATGATCAGTTAAAATAGTAGCATTTGTGTTTACTACAATTTCACAATCTGTATTGGTAACATTGTTCAGAGCTTTGCTAAAAGATTTAATAAGAAAGGGTTCACCACCTGCAAGATAGATGCGTTTAGCATCTGGATTTATGTCAATACTGTCTGGTTCCCAACTTTTATACACGTCGTTTTTTTGTAAAAATTTAGCCCAAGCACTGCTAGCATAAGGCCCACATGTTTGGCATCTAAGATTACAAAGATTACTATATCTTAAATCATAACTTACCTCAGTACAATTTTCGATCCAGTTTTGTATATCGAGATGTTTTAACCAATCCTTGGACTGATTTTGTCTTTCGCTTATTCTATTAGTAGATTCACAAGCTACACATTTTACACATTCACCTACCGGATTACCTGCCAACATAAGCTGGCGTACCTCATTTATCCTATCTTGTGTGACAGTTTCGTCAGAGTTACAGCATAACCGTTGTTTACCTCCTAAATCTACGTGCTTGTGTATAAAAGGTAAAACACAGAAACTATCGCCAAATTTTAACCGGTTAAAAAGACTCATACTTGAGTAAGCTCTACCAATGTTGCTGCCAAGTTGATCTCTTGATCCGCTACCATTGGAATGTTGCGCAATCCTTTAGCAATGATTAGTACTGCTTGATCCTGACCTTCTTGTGTGTCACTCCACAGTTCTAGATTGTCATACATCCAGCGGAACAGTTCGTCCATTTCATCTGCACGTACTTGACTGCATAGTAGTTTACGTGCTTCTAGTAGTTTGCCTTCTTTAAACAGGTCAACAACTGTTAGTCTGTAGTCAGCCATTGCACTATCAGACTCCTGTGGACGTACTAGTTTGCCATCCACACTGTTCATCTGCACTAGATTGATGCACTTGCGTAGATCAGGATATGTAGCCTTTACATAACTGTCCAGCGTATCAATATCAATCTCAACACCTTCTGTCACTAATACTGTGGCAATACGTGCTGTGAACTCTGTGGTATCAATCTTTTCAATATGAAAGCCCTGACACCTACTGTGTAGTGCAGGAATAACTTTGTTGGGATAGTTACAGGTTAGGATAAAACGTGCGGTGCTTGAATATGTTTCCATTACACCACGTAGTGCTGCCTGTCCGTTTGGCGAAATGTAATCTGCCTCATCAAGTAGTACAACTTTAAACTCACCAAAGGGCATAGTTGCTACAAAGTTAGTGATACGTTCACGCACGTTGTCTACACTGTTTTCACGACTGGCATTGATCTCTAGTACATCAACATCCTGTACACCCAATTGATTGATTAGGATCTTTGCTAGTGTAGTCTTGCCTACACCCGGTGCACCGCTAAACAACAAATGCGGAATAGCACCACTCGTAATCCAACTTTCTACCTGATGCTTTTGATCGTTATCACGAAACACATAGCCTTCTAGTGTATCGGGTCTATACTTTTCTGTCCAAAGTTCTTTCATCTAAGTACTGCTTTCTCTATAGTGTCTGTACGATCTTGTACTGGCTTTAGATCTGTTTGTATTGGTGTAGGTGTACATAACCAATTTAGCACACCATGTTGCGGTCCAAACACATCCTCGCTGTTATGCTTATGATTGTTTGGATTGAACGTTGCACATGCTGCCCAATACATATTATAACTTAGATTGTCCAAGAAGTCAAACACCAAACTGTTAAGGCTTGCGTCCTGCATTTCAATAAACAGGATAGGTCTAAAGTATGTGATGGTATTTTGAGCACCTTTGAGTACATTATACTCCATACCTTCTACATCGATCTTGATTAGATCAATGCGAGGGAAACCCTGTATATTATCTAGTTTGGTTTGTACTATTGATCCGCCGGGTGTTACTTTTGTTTTACCGTAATCAAACTGTGTACTAACTTCTTGCACACTGTCGCTGAGGGCAATAGGATTAATACTAATCTTACGTGCAACACCACGGTCCTGCATGCCTATGTTCTTTGCTAGCAGATCGTGGCATTCTGGATCAGGTTCAAATGCTACGACTTTGCTTACATAAGGTGCAAAGCCTAGTGTGTGTGATCCAACATTCGCGCCTACATCTAAAACAAAACTATTACTATCTAGCAGTGCTAGAAGTAGATCAACTTCAGGATAACAGTATTCTCCATAGCAATCTAAACTCCGACCAATGGTAGGATCATCGCTAAAGACGTACATGTTACCATAGCGAGTGTTAACTAGTTTTTGATTTCTGACGTTCTAGTTCTTCTAGTTCTTTGGTAAGTTCTTTGATTCTAATGTATGCTCGTTTTAGTTGTTCTTGTAGTTCACCAACATTACGTTTAAGAATATCTTCTCTCACATGTGGCGGCGCTGCGATAGGCATATCAACCATCTACTGCCTCTAGTGTCTGGTGCCCCATGCTTGGTGCAAATACTTCGTCCTGTGGACGTTCATCACTGGTCATTAGGATGTCTTTTGGATCAACTGTACGATGTGTTTCACCGTTTAGTTCAAACCCTCTGCTCCAACGACCATGGGCTACTAGTACCCATTCGCCTACACTAACATCAGTCTGTTCGTGACCAATCTCAACCACCTGTGCCCAGCGTGGATGAATACCTCTTAGTGTTGCATCGTCGCCTGGAATAATAAGTCCACTTGCTGTACGTACTTCATCAAACTTCATTTCTTTAACTAATACACCGTCGTGTAGTGGCCGGAAGGTGCCTGTGATTCTAGTATTGCTAATTGGCATTTTTATAACCTCTTTAGTCCTGTTGTTTCCTCAAAACCTGTTTTATCTACTTCCTGTGTAACAGTCTTTGTACCTGCAACACTGCTTGCTAAACTACCTGAAGGAGTGCTTGTTTGCTCTTGTGAACGTTCTGCAACCATTTGTGCAATGTTTGTACCTGCAGGCTTTTCTGGTTCTTCTGCTTGTGGTTCTTCAACAGGACTTTCAACCTGTGCTGGTTCCCAATCTGCCCAATCATCTACAGGGATATTTTCGTCTGGAACTGCTGCGCCGCTATCAGGAATTGGACCGTCTTCTGGTACCGGAGTATTCATATGATAGTACTCCCGCATAATCTGTTCACGTGTTTTAGTAATAGTGCCGTCGCTAGTAATTTCGTCACCACGTGCGTTAACATTCATATTACCTAGTGCTGGTACTAGTTCGTTGTTTGTAAGCATAGCACCAAAGTCTACCATCTTACCCTGGGCTGTTCTATACTTTCTCTGAGCCATATCAATCTCCTTAATATGCGTATATTATTTATCGTAAGAAATCTGTGACGTCTAAATCATAATACAGACTGTCAATCTTGTGTACACCAATCAAGTATAGCACATAACTTGCTACGCTAGATCCTCTACCAACACCCCATACAATATTATTGTCACGCATTACTTGTACCATGTAGCGTAGGAAGTTTAACAGGTCAAACAAGCCGCGCTCCAAGTACATCATTAGTTCTTGCCCTACACGCTGACGTTGTTCATCTGTTTCACATTGATCCAACAGCCACTTAGCAATATCAAACTCTGCATACTCTGCTGGCATGTGCCATGTTTGCTGATTCTGCCTGTGATATTCTTCAGGTGTACAATCAGGTGTACCTGCTAGTTTAAGTTCTGCATAACCGGTGTACAGTAGTTCGTTTGCACGATTAAACTGTTCTACTTCTTGTAAATCTAAAGTGCTCAAATCAATACTAGGATTTACATATAATGCTTGGACTGCATCATCTTGTGTGTAAATCTGTCTGCTAAAAGCATCAAGCGATATCTGGCCCGTCATCATTATCCTTTGGCTTTGTAGGCTTAATTTTACTTCTAAATGTATCTAATGATACAATATCCCCAGGTCGTTTGTCAAATCCTAAATCAAACTTGTCCCAACTTAATGATTGTAGTTTCATTCCAGATTCATCAAAGTCAAAATACTTAATCCTGCTATCATACCAATACTCTGCAAATGCCTCATCTTCATCACTAAAGATCTGTCTTAGAGTTTCAGGTTCACCATCCTCTAAACCATGACTGTGTTCAATGCCAGCACCTTGATAGCTTTCTAACTTGACCTTTGTAACAATACAACGACCTTCTACGATGTTTGAGAATTTAGTGTAGAGACATAGTGTTAAGATATGATCATAAGGCATATCAGGTGTAGTGTGTATAACACCTTTGAGAGGAACGCCTTTCATAAAGGATTGAATGTGCTCAGGTCCAATAAAAACACTGTTGTCCAGAATACTTTCAATAAAAACCTGTATTCTATCAACTGCTTTATTATAACTGGATTGTTCCTCTACAAATGCTGGATTAGGTTCTAGTGCTACAGTGACATCCCAAAAATTAGGAAGTACTAGGTTATCATCTAGTACAAGAGCAGCGCCAAACTTTTCTTTGAGTGTAATCATATGTCTATTATATCATCCCAGTTAGATTTGCCGCCGTCAGCTTCTTTAGCCTGCTGCATAATCTTTTCCATCTTTTCTTTATCTCTGCGCCTGCGTTCTAGTTGTAGATCTTCCATCATCATCTGCATTTGCGGAATGACTGTAGGACTGCTACGATACGCAAAAGTCATTTTTTTAGCTAGATCCTTAATACGATCATCTAATGCTTGATCTTCTAAATCTCTTAAATTGCCTGCTAGTGGATGGTTCAAAGGTCGTTCTCTTGTCTGTTTTCACTGTAGTAAGCATCAAACTCACCGCCAGGATAACGTGCTTTTAGTTTATTTACATTCTCTGCAATAACTTCATTTGGATCCAAATCTAATGCCATACAAGCATTAGCCCAATACCACATAATGTCTCCCAGTTCACGCTTCATATGAAAAATATTGTCATCATCCAATGGCTTGCCTTGGAATACAATCTTTTTTACAATTTCTGTAAACTCTCCGCCTTCTGCTGTGAGTCCTAGTGCGGCTGTAACTAATCGTGGCAGGTTAGCATTACGTTTGTTAACTAGCGTAGTCCAACGGTAGGTGAAGTCGTTATTTTCTTTACTTTCTTTGCTGGTAACGGCATCTACAAATTCTGAATACTTGTTTAGATCAATTTGTGTCATTAAAAAACTCCTGTAGCACTATTATACTACAGGAGTTCCTAAAGTCAAATAATATTATTTTTTCCCACGTAACCGGTCTATTTCTCTTTGATTTGCAGCCGTTCCGCTTACATTAGCAGGATCTGCCGTGCCACCTAAGTTGTCGAAATCGGAGCCATCTTCACCGCCGTGGTCTTTGTTAACGTCCCTGCCTCTAAGGCTAGCACCAACACCTGCCCCGGGAGTGGCTTTTGCTTTGTCCATCGCAGTTTGCAGTTCAGCGGCGTTTTTATTTGCTTGTGCTTGAACATTGGGAGTAACACCAGGTAAATTTTTCGCACCTTTACTTCCTAATGTTTTGTTTAACCTCTGTGTGCCGACCATCATAGCTGCTTGGCCAGCATCCCTTAGGTTTTGCTGTGCTGGTGTCAACTGTGGCGCTTCTAGAATGTCTAGGTATTTTCTAAAAAAGTTTGGTCCATATTGAGTCATTGTTTTTTCCTTGTTTCCTCAAACGTCGTATAAATCTGAGATTGCTTGCTCTAGGCTACGCATAGTATTGTCCTTAGCATCCTCGTCGATGTCTGCTTCGGAAACCATATCGATAATCTGCTGAATTGCGGCTTCAATTTGTTCAGCATCGGCTACTGGAGCTTCATGAATACGATCTAAAGATTCTAGTAAGTCTCTCATTGTTTAGTCTTTAATATGCACTTACTGCTGCACGTTTCCAAATAACAGTTGAACCGTCATATGTACCTGTGCAAACATAAATGTAACTTGCGTCAACTACTACCAAGCCTGCTTTATCGCCACTCTGTCCAGTGTTAGCTGGTGTACGCTGTTCCATAATACTTCTATTACGTGTTAGATCGCTAACTGCGACTGTGGTTCCTTGGTCATCTGTAGTGAACTCAAAGATATATGTACCAACTTCATCAAATGTAATTACACGAGTGTTGCTGTTGATACCCATTAGACTTGCTAGTCCAATAGTTACTGCACTTGGTAGTGTCAGTGTATGCGAAACGTTCTGTACGTCGATCTCTAAACGAATACGACCTAGCTTACCGCTTGCTGGAAAGTTAGTAAATGCTAATGTTACACTGCCGCTTGTTGTTACTGTAACATAGGAGCCTTCAGTGTAGTTAAGGGTAACTGTACCACTAGTTGTGCCCTTAGCAACACGAGTCTCACTCATATCACGTAATTCAAAGTCTGACATTAGCGCACCAGCGCCTGCGTTATCTAGGCTTGTGCCTGATAGTGCACTCTTAAGAACTACCTTACCTTGTAGGTCTTCAATTTCTGTTTTTGCATTACTAAAATTAGTTTTAATGTTAGTAAAGTTATCGCGGAAGCCTTGACTGTCGTTGTCTTGTCCTGCAATAGGAAAGGTTCCGTCTATGTTATTAGCATTGATATTACTGGCCATTTATATAAATCTCCGTGGTACGCACTTATTTATCTTTGTATATTATCTCTAAAGGCATTTACTCTTGGGAATTTGATCCATGCATCA